TTCGCAGCAAGCATTGAGGTGCTGGTCGAGCCAGCTTTGCCGGTTTTAGACGTCCCTGTCGCGGCTGCAATAATCTCATCATCGACGGATCGATTTATAGCAGCGGCCGCGGCCTGAGCATAAGTTGATGTCGGATCTGCCAATAATTTGACCTTGTCAGAATCGTCAATCAGGTCGGCCCATTCGTATGTATCAAGGGTGACCATCCGCCTTGAGTGGGGTGTTTCGACAAGGGGGGTATCCCCATGTCTTGTCGTCCGCTTAACGGCCGCAACGGAGCCTACTTGGTCGAAAAAAGCTTTTTCTCCCGTGACAGACTCTTCACGAACCGCGCCGCGAAGGACACTTCCGCGCTGTTGAGCAAGTAGAGCAATGTTGCTCGAAAACTGCTGAACAAACGCTGTGGTTACTTGTGTAGACACAAGCTCCTCCTACGTTGTGGTTAAAGAAAGTTTTTTCGGCACGCTTCCCTTGCGGACGTGACCTTCAATTAACGACTGATGGTCGACCTGACTTACAGGCTTGCAGCAAGACCTTTCGGCTACCTTGCACTACGCAACCGCATCGGTTCCGTAGATATGCTCATAGAGGCGATTGCGTTCCTGCACGAAGAAATCGTGCTGCGGATGCTTGCCATCAAATAGAGGCCCGTTAGGTGCCTCAATCTCGCGCAGTTTGTCCTGCGCCTCGGATGGCGTCATCGCCGTGTTAGATTTCTCAAAACCGGCGAAGTCATCTTCGCTGACCTTGTCTCTTATATATTCACCAATGCCCACCATCGATTTTATAAATTCGGGGTGGTCACCTAATAGCGTTCCATCGCTAAGTTGAATCTCAGTTAGTTCTTCATTACCCAGCTTGGACAACATGCCGTTTGCCAGCGACATGCGGTCGTCGTAGGCATTTCCATATTCCTTGCGTAAGTCAGCTGTGACCTGTGCGCGTATGCCTTCCAAATCCGGCGCTTCTTCTTCCTGCCCAGAGGCAAGCTCGTTGTAGGCAACCATAAGTTGCTGGGCCTGCGTATTGTTTAGCCCGATCTCATGTGCCGTGTTTTTAAACCAGCCCAAGAGGTTCTCGTCAGGCTCTTCCCCAGCTTCAAGCGCATAAGCGTCAGCACTTTCCGGTCGGCCAAGGCGATCGTAAACTTCGCCCCAATCCTCAGCGCTGGAATGTTCGCCAGGCAATGGAATTTTGTCGCGTCCAATCATCGAGGACGCATTGACATATGCCTTTGCCAAATTCTCTACGGACTGTATTGGCTCTAGCGCCTTGTTGCCTCGTAGCCCTTCATCATCAATAACAGCTTTCCAATCGTCAGACGGGGCTACCTCCGGTTCGGAGACCTCCGCTACCTGTTCTTCTTCAGCCACTGTCCTCTTCTCCTTCTATCGGTTTGCGGTCGCTTAACAGCGACAGGATGAACAGAACGACAGACCTCTGTCCCTCTGCGTAGGCACTTTCGCAGTGATCGCCGCGAAAGGTCGGGGTGTAAAATCCATAGCGGTGCTTCATATCTTCAAGCAGCCGTTCCCCCTCATTGGTGCTAAATATGTGCTTTGCGTCTTCGCGCAGTTCTTCAATCACTGGTTACCGCCTTGCAGCACCTTGATGGCTGGTGCCACGGATCCAAGCGCTTCAGCGGTCTGCGTTGCTTCGTTCAATTCCTGCTGCTGTGCCTGTTGCTCCTGCCGCACCTGGCGATCGCGTGCTATTTCACCTTCGCCCTTTGTAACGCTGGCGGGGATAGACAGGGTGCGGAGCATGTAGCGAACAAGACCGTCGGTATCGAGGTGGTCAAATACACCGGGATCAATGCCGGCAAGCGGACTGAGCAGTTCAAACAACCGCATGATGCCCTGCACATCAGATTGTTTCTGTGCCTTGGCAAGCGGCGACACATATTCAATGTCGAGACTCTCTTGCTCAATCATTGGCGGTGCTTCGGGTATTTTGCCCTGCCGGACAAGCAGCGCAAAAACGCGCTCAATCATGGGCTGGAGCAATTCGGCTTGCAGGCGCCCCAGCACAGGGCCAAGCAGCCTCATTTTTTCTTCAGTGCGTTGGACGACTTCTGTCGCCGTCATTTGAGGGCCGGCGCCCAGCACCAGCTGGTCGACGTAGAACGCCGATCGGATTGCCTGCCGTCGCTGTTCTTCCAGGTTTAGACCCAGCGGATTATTGGCGCCTATTTGCAATGGCTCAATGCGGTCGCGGGTTCCGCTGCGGTAGAAATTCAGACCAGCCGGCTTGGTTTTGATAGGTAACATAAAGCCGTCATCAGGAACCATAAGCGGCGGATCGACCTGTTTCTGTGCCGCGGTGATTGTCACCTTGGACATGGCGTTGATCATCATGGTGTCGGGCAATGCCGTCATTGCCGGCGATCGACCGTAGCCCTGCTCAAAGCTCGCCTTTAGGAAACGTGGGCAAACGTAGGGAAACTCGTCAAAGCCGCCTTCGCGAATAATAATTTTCTGTGTTGGCTCAATGTAGATCGAGGCAAAGGGCTTGTTGCCGGCGTCTATTTTCTGCGCGTCCCTTTCGTCACGCGGCATAACGACGTGAACGAACGTAACTTCCTCGTAAGGATTGCGCTCAAGTTTGCGCACCAGTTTATCGCCAAGCGCGTCTTCCCCAAACTGGATCGCGGCGGCACGTAGGCTAAGTTTAAACTTTCGAAAAACCGTATCCACACGTCCATATTCATCTTCCGCCAGGTAACATTCTGATATGTGACGGGTCGCAAAACGCACACCGCCTTCCGGCGCGTTTTCAATAAACATAACGCCGGTGCCGAAAGTAATTAGGTCATGGTAAAGCTCATGCACTTGTTCGGCGTGGTTTGAGCGCTGGAACTCGCGCTGCATAATCTGGGCTACACCCTCCAGATATTCTTTTGCCTGATCGTCGCCGTTTAGTTCCTCGTCAACATATGCAAGGTCGAACCATGCCATGCTGGGATTGGTTAACATTCCGTGCAGGGATGCACTCAGCATTTCAGCGGCATGAATAGCGGTGCCGTCGTAGATAAGCTCCATGCGCTTGTCGCCGGCAGAGCGGGATTTCGTTACATCAGCTTTCCGCGGAACGATGTATTCCGCTATCTGCTGCCAATGGTGTTCCCATGTGCTGCGCTGTTCCGCCAGCTTGTCCAGCCGCTTTAGCAGAACAACGGCGCGGTCATCGCTTGCCATTAGCCGCCCAACAGGGTTTTAGTGGTAGTCGGCGCGGAGCCTAGAACACTGCTGCTCAATCGAGCGCCTCTACCGGCGCCCGTTCTGACTTTTTTCAATCGCTTGTCTTGCTCCGTTTCGCCGACTTTAACGACGCTATCCGGTGTTACCGTTGGTTTTGCCTCAACGACCGGCGCGGGTTCAACGGGTGGAGGCGGTGGGGAGAAAACTCTTTGTACGACTCTGCTCATTCTGCATTTCCTAACAATGAGGTTTTGCTGACCTCTGCTTCTTTGGTTAATCCCATACCGCTGGTTGCAATCGTTGATGATCTGCCCTTGCGGCGTTTAATGTCCTGCCTGACCTTTGTCTCAACCGTTTTATCCGGTGCCTTGATTGCCGGGGGAGGTGGAACAGGCGGAATGGGCGGCGGTGCCGGCACGCTCATTTTCGGCATTAAAAAGCTCATGCTGCTACATTTCCAAATGGGTTGTAGTTGTTGTCCGCAAACGCTTGCGGTGGAACCTGGTCTTCACTGCGTGTCTCAAGACCGATCGCCATATATCTGAGAGCGTCGGCAAAATGGGACGACCAATCGTGGACGGGCTGGTCGCGGAACGTCCGCGTTCTCTCATTGTATGCGCGGTGGTAGTGCCGAAGTGCTTCCAAAGCATCGCGACAATTATCACGGTCGAACCATAGCCGCGGGATCAGTAACCGCGCAGCATGAAGGCCATCTTCGACAGGCAGTCTCGGCACCACGCGGAAATTGATGCCCAAATCGTATGCCATTTCTCTGCGACTTTTGCCGCTGCCCACTTCACGGACTTCCAGATCATGCGGCCCGTAGTGCGTGCCGTAGAGATAATTACGTTCTTGCAAAACCCTGGCGTAGTGCGGCAGACCCTCACCACGGTTTTGATAAGCGTCGATAATGTGGATTTCACCGCGACCCACAGATTGCGCAAACAAGATCGCGGTGTAGTCGTGCATTCCCAAATCCCAGAACGTATCAACCTTAAACCTTGGATCATATGGGACACTGGTAATTCTTTCTTTGTCATCCGCTACCTGTAATTCCTTGCCAAACACAGAGCCGGGAACATTGGCGACCCAGCTGCATTCAAATTCCTGATTGTATTGGTCTTCAGTCATTGTCGCCTTGGCGGCAATCAATTCGTCGGCATCCAGCAGTTTGGTCTCTGACGCCCTATACATTTTGCGCGCCCAGCCCGGTGTCGTGGCAGCGGCTTCCCAAAGGTCATAAAAATAATTGTGGCCCTGGGGTGTCGAAATAAAGCAGGCGGATCCTTTTCTGTCGGAAAGTGCCGGTCTTATGATTTCTGGAAATATGCTTTCCGGCATAGACGCTACCTCGTCCATGACGGCCATATCACTATATATGCCTCTCAATGATGCAGGATTTTCTGCTCCAAGCAGCGTTATTCTTGCTCCGTTCGGTAAATCGCACCTTAATTCTGTTTCGTGGTATTTCGTGCCGGGTATGCCGGCGGTAAAACTGCGCAAGTAGTCCCAGGCTACTAATTTTGATTGGCGGTAGGTGGGGCTGACGTAATGCAGCCGGGGTTTTGGCTTCTTTTCCTCAATGGCGCGCTTGATTAAATGGTTTATCGCGCAGACGGTCTTGCCGAACCGGCGGTGCATTACGAGGACGTTAAAGCGGTTTTCATCGAGCATCTTGTGCAGTTCGCGCTGGAGCGGACGCGGCGTATACTCAATCTCAATTGTTTGCATCAATGCACCGTGCGGTCTTTGTGCAGCGTGTAGTCTTCCTCAAATAATATTTTTAGAAACTCCTGCGCTTCTTCCACCGAGGCGAACGGTTCCATGAAGACGCACATCCCAAACTTGCCGTCATCTAGCGGAACGCAATAAGCGCTGTATTGCTGCATCTAACCTCCAAATAAGTGCGCCGCGTGGGAAAGAGAAAAAGCCACGCGGCGCGGCTTTCCGTCGCCCAAAGGATAAAAGCGCCAGAAAGCTATTTTTTCGATCTGTTGCGACTGCGTGACATAACGCTCAAATTTGTAGAGCGGTTGTCTCGCGGATTGCCATTTTTGTGGTCTATGTCTTTTCCGTCGCCTTTTTTAACTCTGCCGGATCTCATTAGCGATCGACGGGCAGCGTTGCGACCGGCACGGTTTTTTTTCTGTTTTGGTTTGCTGTGGTAGGTTGCGTATTCGTTTGCGTAGTTTCGGGCCATTACCCTCTGCCCATGACCGACTTTTTCTTTTTCGGAAATCCCTTTTTCATCGCGCTGTAGGACTTTGCGCTGACCGTGCTTTTGCTTTTCGGGCGGCTGGTGCCTGCCTTTTTTCGTTTATTGATATTTGCATATAGTGACATTGGCGCACACCGGCTGACAGCCAGAGCCTCATTTGTGAATGTATTATCGTA